TAAAAGAAGAAATAGAAAAATTAAAGAAACAACCAGCACCCACAGCACCTGTTGTAAATCCTCAACAATATAATGAATTAAAAGAAGAAATAGAAAAATTAAAGAAACAACCAGCACCAATATCAGCTGTAAATCCTCAACAATATAATGAATTAAAAGCAGAAATAGAAAAATTAAAGAAACAACCAGCACCAACAGCAGCAGTAAATCCTCAACAATATAATGAATTAAAAGCAGAAATAGAAAAATTAAAGAAACAACCAGTACCAACAGCAGCACCTGCAGTAAATCCTCAACAATATAATGAATTAAAAACAGAAATAGAAAAATTAAAGAAACAACCAGCACTCGGACAACAATTAAAAACAGAAGTAGATAACTTAAAAAAACAAATACCAGCAAATACAGCACAATTAAATAATCTTAAATCTGAAATAGATAATTTTAAAAAACAAGGAAATGTAACAATTCTAAGAACTGAAATAGAAAATCTTAAAAAACAAACACCCGTTAATTCAAACCAACAAAATGAATTTAAATCAGAATTAGATAAATATAAACTTCAAGTTCAAAATTTATCCAATGAAATAAATAAATTACGTGATAAATCAGTAAATGATTCAAAAGATATTGAATTATTAAAAAAGAATAAAACTGAAATTAAAGATATTGATAATATAATTAAATCAAATTTTGATGAAACAAATAAAAAATTTGAAGAAGTAAATAAAGCAGTAAAATCTCTAGATGAAAATTTAATAAAAGCAAATGAAATAGAAGTAACAGTTAAAGAATTAAAAAAGAAATTATGATTGTGTAAATTGAAAAATATTAATACAATTATTTAATATTTCAGAATCTTTATCAATATAACCATTATGTTCTTTTAAAATTGATAAAGCTTTTTCAAAATGTTCTTGTGCTTCTTGATATAATTTATTTTTATGATATATAATACCCATTATATGATAAACATCAGCACTATTAATAACTTTAAGTTTATTAAAAATAACTAAAGCTAAATTTAAATTATCTGGTTCATTTAATAATTTAATTAATTGTATATATTCTGGATTAAACATTAAAACATTACTTTTATTAATTGTAGATGGAAATATACCAATTTTAGAAGCTTCTAATAACATATATTTATTAATATATCCAATTTTAATAGATTTATTATCATATAAAAATTTAGATAATTGTATTCTCATAGTATAATTATATGTTTCAAAATAATTATTAAGTAATTTAGCAGTTTTATTATTTATAATATAAGATGCTTTAGATGGAATAATATCTGAATTATTACCATTTCTTAAATCTAAAACATTGATATCTTCATCAATTTTATTTTGTTTTGTAAAACCAGTAAATATAATATCAAATAAATCTAATTTATGATTAATAATTTTAGAAAAATCAACTAAATTAGGTAAATAATCATTTGAAATAACAACATCATCTTCAAGAATCCAAGCATAATCAATATTTTCAGAAATAATTTTAGAATAAATATATTTATGTCTAAGAATATTATCAACAATATTTGGATTAATTTTAGTAATTAATTTATCAAAATCTGGATTATTACAATATGATAATTTAATTTTATCTTTAATTTGTTGATCTGTAAGTGTAAATTCATAATTAATAATTTCAATATCTAAATTAAATATGTTTGAAAAATGTTGTTGAATTGTATTTATATATTTAATTCTAGTTTTTAAAAATGGTGTAGTTATGATAAATAATTTCATTTTAGTGAATCATATAAATAATTTTTTATATAAAAATGAATAATATTTATAAACTAATAATAAATGCTAGAATTCTGTAAATTTTGTAATAATTTATTATATATTTCAGTAGATAAAAATATTTTAATAAAAGAATGTAAATGTTGTTTAAGTAAAGAGGAAATAAAGAATGAATCAAAAAAAATTTCAGAAACAAATTATACAAATAATAAAATATTATATCAAAAATATTATGCAGAAATAATAAATGGAATTCCAGTAAATAAAATATTAGCAACAGACCCAACATTACCTCGTATTATTGATCCTAAAATAACACCTCCTAAAGGATATCAACATGATCCAAATACATCAGTATCATATATAAAACATATTGATCAAACATATTTATGGATTTCAAATACAACTGGTGAAATATGGTATTAAAAAAATGATATAAACTAAAAATATAATTATATATTAATATGGTTTCATTACAAAAATTTGTAGATTTTGATGATATTTCAATAATTCGTGAAAATTCTTTAAATAGTTTAGATAAATTAAATTTAGCACAAAAATTACTATATAAATATGAATATACAATTTTAATAGGTTTGCGAACAAATGATTTAGCAAATAATATGCCTCCTTTTATTGAAGTAGATAAAACAAAATTAAGAAACAATATGGATTATAGAAAAATAGCAATTGAAGAATTAAAACAAAGAAAATTATATTACACTGTAGTTCGTAAATATATAAATAAAAATATTTATATTAGAGTATCAGACCCAGAATTAGATTTTACAGCAATAGAAGAATTATTTGACGAATGATACATGTAAATGTGTAAATTCTTTAAAAACTTGCCTACTAATAATTTGATGTTCTAATGATTTTAGTTTATCAAGATCAATATATAGATTAGTATTATACTTATCATGTATAATATTAATATACAAATTAGTTATTAAATTATTTTCAATTAAATAATTAAAAATGGAAACTCCACCAATAAAAAAAGAACAATTATTATTATATTTTACAATAACATCATTAATATTATTATAAACTTGAACATTTTTATAATTTTTTTTAATTTGTTCGGTTTTTTCTTTGGAACTAGTTAAAACAATATTATTACAATTTATAATTGGTTTATTTTTTTCCCATGTATTATATCCCATAATAATATTGGAATTATTAATTATAATTTCAGTTAATTTTAATTCAGATGGAATATTCCATGGAATCTTATCATTAAATGCAACGCCTCCATTTTTTGTACAAGAAATTATAATATTAACCATAATAAATGTTTTATATATATATTATATTATTAATATTATTTATATGTTTATATTTTTATTTATATATTACAAAAATCTTAAATGATAATGATTTAAAAAAATTTTTAAAAAATGATTCAGATAGTTATTTTAAAAACATGTCAATACATGATTTAAGAGCAAGAAAAAGTTTAACAGTAAATGATTATATCGAGAAGGTAATTAAATTTAGTAATAAAAAATTAAATATTAAAGATTATTTAATACTTTTATATTGTGTAATAAAAGCAGATATATTTTTTTATAATTTAAAATCTGAATATTTACCAATGGATCATAATATACATAAAATATTATGGAAATTTGGTATAACAAAAAATAAAAATTATGAAGAAGGATTTCCTCATACAAGAACAGATATTATATTCCTAGATATAAATATAATAAAAAATATAAATACAGAAAAAGATTTAAAAGATTTTATAAAATTATTAATACATGAAAAAATACATATATATCAAAGATACAATAAAGGTAAATTATATAATATTTTAGAAAGAAAAGGATATAAAGTGAAATATACTAAAAAAATATTTAAATTAGTGAGAGCAAATCCAGATTTAGATAATTGGATTTATGAAAATAACGAAGGGAAATTAATGATATATAAATATAATAGTGCAAATCCAAATGGAATAAATGATGTAATTAAAACTACAGAATATGAACATCCTTATGAAATGATTTCTTATATAATAGAAAATACATATGCCTAGAACAATAAATTATAATGAATTAACAAATATAATAAGAAATGAATATAAGAATGGTGCTTGTTCCAGTAGTAGTAACAAAACAACAGATAAAAATATATTTGATTCTATGTTAGAATATTCATTATTTTCAAATTTAATGAATGGAAATTCAGATTATTTTAAAAATATTGCAAATGATAATTTTAATGATTTCTTTGGTACTGGTGAAAGTTCAGGAGAAAAAGAAATAAAAAAAGAAAAATTAAATAAATTAGAAGAAAGATATCCAATAATATTTTCAAAAAGTGATTATAAAAATTTTGGTGTGGATATAAGGAGGAGTTAATTTTAATAGAATAAAATGAGTGATAATAATATATTAGAATTAAAAACATTTCAAGCAACAACTTTTAAACAGGTAATAGATGCTCTAAAGGAGATATTAATGGATGTAAATTTTGAATTTGATGAAAATGGTTTAAAAATAATGGCAATGGATACAAGTCATGTAGTTTTGATTTTTGCAAAAATGGATGCAGATAAATTTGAAGAATATAAATGTAATGCAGAAAATGGAAAAATATATGTAGGATTAAATATGTTTAAATTACATGCTATAATAAAAACAATAACAAATAACGATACATTAACATTATTTATTGAAAATGAAAATAGAAATCAATTAGGAATAAGAATTGAAAATCCAGATAAAAATTATAAAACAACTTATAAATTATTTATGTTGGATATTGATATCTTAAATGTAAATATTCCACCAGTAGATTTTCATACAACAATTACTATGCCAACAGTATATTTTCAAAAAATTATTAGAGATATGCATAATATTGCAGAAACATTAGAAATAAGAAGTGTTGATAAATATTTATATTTAAGTTGTAAAGGTGAATTTTGTACTCAGGAAACAACAATCGGTGTTGATAATAATTTTAGTGTTAATATAAAAAAAAAAGAAGAATTAAATAATATAATTCAAGGAATTTTTAATTTAAAATATATAGCAATTTTTACAAAATGTACAAATTTATGTCAAAATGTGGAGATATATTTAAAACAAGAATATCCATTAATATTATCTTATGATATAGCAAATTTAGGTACAATTCAGTTAGCATTATCACCAGAAGTTAATCAATGAAACTTTATTTAAAAATATCCGCATTGTTAATAATGGTATCTATGATATCGTTAATATATTTTTATGAAAAAAATAATAATGATAACGAATTATATATTAAATTATCAATAATTAGTTTTTTTGGTGGTTTTTGTTCAGTCTTAAATCATTGTGTAAATAGTAAATATTTTAGATATTTAGACCGAATTTATATGTTAATTTCATTTATATTTCATTTACATATATTAAATACATTTTTACAATTATTACTATTAATAATACCAGTTATATTATATTTTTTGAGTAAAATATATAAAAAAAAATATTTACATGTAATTGCACATTTGATAATAATTTTATATCATATAATATTATATCAAAGTTTATTATAAGAATTAGTCATAATATTATATACTTTATCCCGATAATCAGAAATAGATTCATTATTATCAGGATAGATAAGATCTAAAATTTCAACATTAATATCACAATTACCATCTAGAATAACTTTAGTCCAACAATATAAAGCATGATCTTTACTGAAAGAAGTTGGATTAATTTTAAAATTTTTATATTTAATAACAACTGGTAAAACGGGAAATTTATTAAAAAAAGCACCAGTTTTAAAAGGTGAAATAACTTTTTCAGGTGGAATAGGTTGCATTCCATCTGGAAAAACTACTAAAACATTTTCAGATTTTTTTCTATTTTCAACTTTTTCTTTAATTTTTTCAACTGTATTCTTATTTTGAACAATAAGACAATCTAATTTACCCATTACAAATTTGCTACAAAAAGAAGTATTTAATCCAGCTTTACTAATCAAAAAAGAAATATCTTGTAATGAAGCAGTTAAAACAATACCATCCCATAATGAGCAATGATTTGATACTATTAAGAATTTTTGATTAGAATGTAAATTATTATCAAATTTATATTTATTAATAATATTTAATGATTTAAAATTAACAGTTTTTATTAAAACTGTTGCCATTTTTTTACTGAAAAAAAAACAAATATTTTTAGGAATGATTAGTAAAAGTATAAAATATATTAAGACAACAATAATTGAAAAAATAAATCTTAAAATAAACATTTATATAGATTAATCATTTAAATGTTTTTTATATAATAATGTAGAGAATTTTGAAATACTAATATTATAATATTCTGGATCAACTAAATTATTATCTTTTAACCAGATTCTTAAAATATTTGCATTTTTTTTAGGTGTAATTGAAAATCCATTTACATTTAAACAATATTCTTCATTAACACCAATTGTGTCTCCTAAAGATTTACAACATAAATCAAACCATTTTTGTTGAATTTCTTCAGTGGAGATTTTATATGAATAACAACCGCCTTTTATATTATTAGAATCTTCCCATCTAGGAGATACACCTTCTCTAAATATAAAAAACATTCCTTTATACCAATAATTATCTTCATCTAATAATTTAAAGATAGCACAAAAATCTTCAACATTACTAATTGTAGTAATTAGTATAAAACTGTCGTTTTCCCAATTTGATGAATTATCGTGAAAATAGAGATTCCAGATATCATTCAAATATGTTTTATCCATATTTAATAATATATAATATTAGTTCTTATATGTATTTTTAATCTATTTTTTTTAATTCTTTAAAAATTTTCAATAACAATGTAGTATTTTTATCAATTTTATCCATTTTTAATTCCGAATTTGAATTTGAATTTAATTTAAGATAAATAATATATAATATTAAAAAACTAATAAATAGACAAGTAAAGATTACATAATTAGTATCAAAACATGTTTGTGTAAAATCAAATTCATTAATATTATTATCAAATTTAATAAGTTTATTCATTATAAATTAAATAATTTATTTAATCATTTTTTATATTTATATCACAAATATTCTTTTTTTTTATATAACCAATAATCTGTAATAATGAATCACATAAATCATCTTTTTTAGATTTATATTGTAACATAATTTCTTCTAATCTATTATTACCTTTAATTAAATTCGTACAGATTTCTATAGATTTTTTTTTATTATTTCTATATTGTTCTGCTTTACTACATGTTTTATCCATTTCATAACCTTCTAATTTAATAGAAGCATTAACTTGAACAATATCTAAAACATAATTATCATAATGTTTTAAATTATAAAAAAATCCATATATTAACATTTGAACAGTTTTCATAACACCTTTAGATGGTTGATTTTCTAATAAAACTAAATCAATATTATTAGATGTATTTTCTTTAATTTCTCCAATAAGTTCATCCAAATGTAAATAAATAGATTCAGAGATTTGATTGATTGTAATAGATTTTTTAAGTTTATCAAAAAGTTTAATAACTTTCCAAACAATTAATTTATTATCATATAAAACTGAACAACCTAAATTAATAATACCAATATCAAATGAAACAATTAGCATATTTATTTTTCTAATATTTTATTTTTCTATATATGTTTTATTATACCAATCATTCATTAATTTAAAACCATATAATATTGCTTTATTTATAGTATCTTCATCATATTTTAAATATATAGAATCATCTTTAATAATTATATCAATAAGATTGTCATGATCTTTAATAACTAATGTATTTTCATTATTATATTTATGGGTTGCATTATATTGCATTTTTTGTATTAATATACTGAATAAACTTGAAAAATATTGTGTATTTGTAAAATTATGATTTTTAGGATAATTTTTAAAACCAGAATTAAAGTTATGAACAACAGATAAAATCTGATTACTAGGGATATCTGAAAAGAAATGAACAATAGTATTATCTAATAATCCAGCATCAACATATAAAAATCCATTTATTTCTACTGGTATAGAAATAATTGGTAAAGATATCGTAGCTTGAAGAACTTTATAAACTTTAGTATCTGGTGTATTTTCAGTATTAAATAATTCAACTAATCCAGAATTAATAGATAAACAAGTGATATGTAAATTATTACCAAATTTTTTGGATATATCCATAAATGTAAGTTCATAAGCATCAATATTAATTTTAGTTAAATAATCAGTAATCCATTTAAAATATTTACTGGTATTATCAATACCTTTATTATCAATAATATTAAACATATCATTAAAATAAACTGATTTAATATCCTCATCTTTAGAAAATTCATAAAAAATATTTTCTATTTCTTCAATTTTTAAATTGATTGATAATAAAAATGCAACACATGCGCCAAATGAAACTCCCCCATAATTTTTTAATAATTTAAATTTCTGTGGAAAAGCTTGAATATATCTTATAACACCAAAATTATAAAAGCCCCATAAATGACTTCCAGAAAAAAACAAATGTGTAATCATATATTATATTAAATCTTTATATTTTATATAAAAATGATTTATTTATTATAACCATAAATAATGGATTTAGAAATTAAATCAATAACTACATCACTTTCTTCATTATCTCTAAATGAAAATAAAATAATTAAAATACAAAAATGGTTTAGAGGTTGTATTTTGAGACTACACCAGTTACCTTTAATTATGTATAAAATAAAAAAATATTTACAATCACAAGTGTTTAATTTTTCAAATCAAAATAGAGATGGTAGAATAAATAGTTGTATAGATGAAGATGTAATAATTAAATTATTAGTTGAAAAATTTAATGAAAAAATAAAAGAACCAAAAATTCGAATGTGGTATGATATTTTAGTTTTTGATAATATGTATGGTTGGTTACCAGTTAATATAAAAACTACTACTACAATAACTAGTGATAATACTGTTAATTTAGAAATGTGTGTATATGCTTATACAAATGAAGTATTAGATATTCATAGTGATAATACTTATGAAAATGGTAAAATGAGTGAAATCCTATTCTATAATTTACAAATGAAAGAATATAACATTCGTAATAAAAAAGATTATTATTTTATCGTATTGAATAAATCAGATACAAAAGATATAATTATTAATAGTGTTAAAGGATTAACTTATTTAACACCTAATATTAATAATTTACCATTTCAAGTTTGTTGGAAAAAAAATAAAACATTCCAGTATGAAAATATAAATAAAAAAATAAATTTATTTATTAATTGCTTACAATATTCAAAACCAAGCTGGAAAGAAACATTTATTCAAAATATCAGGACATTAAAGTTAGAAAAAACTAAAAAAGAATTAGGACAATATTTTACAACTAATAATGAACTTAAAGAAAAAGTATTTAGTTTTATATTAAATTCACCATCTAATATCTTAGAACCATCAATTGGACGTGGAGATTTAATTAGATTTATTATAGATAAAATACCAGATATAACTTTTGATATGTATGAGATTGATAGTGAAATTAAATTATTAAATAAAATTGAAAAAAATAAAGTTATGTATTGTGATTTTATGAAACAAACTATTACTAAAAGATATAAAACAATTATTGGTAATCCACCTTATGTTAAAACTAAAAAAGGTAATTTATATATTGATTTTATTGAAAAATGTTATAATTTACTTGATAATAATGGTGAATTAATATTTATTGTTCCGTCAGATTTTTTAAAATTAACAAGTGCATCAAAATTATTAAATGAAATGATGTTAATGGGAACATTTACTCATATATTTCATAATCATAATGAAAAAATGTTCAAAAATGCATCTATTGATGTTATTGTTTTTAGATATTGTAAAGATAATGTAATTGATAAAAAAGTACTATATAATAATAAATTATTGTATATAAAAAACAATAATGGTTTAATTACTTTTGAAGAAAAACAAAATAATAATAATATTTTATTTAAAGATTATTTTGATATTTATGTAGGTTTAGTTAGTGGAAAAGAAGAAGTTTATAAAAATGAAAAATTAGGTAATATTAGAGTAATAAATGGAAAAGATAAAATAGATAAATATATTTATATAAAAAATTATCCATGTGATAATGAAGAAATAAATAAATATTTATTTAATCATAAAAAAGAACTAATTGAAAGAGGAATAAGAAAATTTAATGAAAATAATTGGTTTGAATGGGGTGCATTAAGAAATATTAAAAGTATAAATAATAATTTAGGGAAAGATTGTATTTATATTTATAATTTAACACGACAAGAAAATGTATCATTTTTAGGTAAAGTTAATTATTTTGGTGGTGGTTTAATAATGCTTAAACCTAAAAAAGAATGTAATTTAGAAAATATAATATCATATATTAATAGTAATAAATTCAGAGAAAATTTTACATTTTCAGGAAGATTTAAAATAGGACATAGACAAATATCAAATTCTTCAATTCCAGTTCAATATTTATAATGTTTATTATTAGATTATAAAAATCGTTTTGAAATATAAAAATAGAATTAATTAATAAAAGATATGAGAGGTTCTAGAAAAATCAGTTTTAAAAATAAAAAATTATTTCCGATAAAAAATATAATTCCATTATTACTATTATTAACTGTAATAATAATATTATTTAATCTGTTGATCCAAAACCGCCTTCACCTCTTTTAGTTTCAATAATATCTTCAATTTTTATTTCTTTAAAAATAGGAAATTCTTGTTTTCTAATTATTAATTGACAACATTTAAATGGTAAAGTTATTTCAGAATCTAAATTAGTTTTAGTTAAACAAACATATAAATTACCTTTATAACTTGCATCAATTATTCCAATATTATTTGATAATATAAATCCAGATTTAATAATTGAAGATCTTGGAACTATTTCAACATAATAATTATTAGGAATTTCTAAACAGATACCAGTATCGTACATTGATGTGACTTTATTAATAGCTTTGTGTAATTTAACAATAGTTAAATCAAATCCAACATCTGAAAAGTTAGCTTTAGTTGGTGTAACTGCAGAATCCAATGTTTTAATAAATTTTATTACTGGATAAATTCTTGATTTTATATATAATTTTTCAGTAGATTTTAAATGTAAAGAACCCATTAAATCAATAATATTTGTTGATTTAATAGTTAAAATATTATTTTCTAAATTATATGGAATACTAATATTATCAATAAATACTTCTTTTTCCAAAGTATTATCTTTAAAATCTAAAGTTAAAGTATTATCTTGAAATAATCCAATTGCATCAATGATACCTAATAAATAATCTGAATTAATTTCATAATTTTTATCTGTTAAAGAATATTTTTCTAAATTATCAATATCTATATTAATATGTGTTGGTATATAAGTTGAAACATTAAACCAACCAGTTATATAATATGATTTCATTATTTAAATAATTATAAAATTATTTATTTATATCATTTTTATTAATAATAAATTACTAAATAAATTTATTAAAAAAAAATGTATATAATATTTTTTATTTAAACTATAAATAGAAAAATCAAAATTTATAACAAATGCCCAAATAAATAAATAAATAAAATTATCCAATAAATCAAATAAAATAAAGTCTATCTTATTAGTATGAATTAAATAAAAAGAATAAATCATTGGTATAAAATGCAATAAAATATTTGCAATATTAAATTGAACTAAATTTAAATTTATTTTTTTTGCTATAATTAAATACAACTCTGGTTCAAATATAAATATTGAATGAAATAATAAAAATATGCTAATTGTATTTAATAAAAAAACATTATAATTTTGAGAAATTATTAATGATATTAAATTCCAGATAGTATATTGTTTAAAGAAATTATTTGAAATAATAAAATTGGTTAATCTATCTAAAATAAAAGTAATTAAAAATGTTTTATTAATTAATATAAAAAAATTTAAATTCATTTTCTAATCTATTATTATTAATAAATAGAACTTTATATGTTTGATAAAAATTTAAATGAGAATATAATTTTATTAATTATAATTACAATAAGTTTATTTATTTCTTATAATTATTATATTAATAAAGACCATGAATATGTTAAAGCTAATAATGGTAAAAAATATCGTGTTCAAATAACTGAAGATAATGAAAAAACAGCTAATTTAATAGCTAAAGCAATTGAAAAAGTTAAAATGCTTTTAGAACATTTAAAAAAATCAGAACCCGATGATATTAGAACAAAAACATTAATAGATAGATTTGATCCAAATAATATTACAGAAAATGGAATAAACGAAATGAAAAATGGTGTTACTAGTTATACTGTAAATAAAGGTGAAAAAATTGTTGTTTGTTTAAAACAAAAAAATGGTGATTTAGTTGAATTAAATACATTAATGTATGTAATAATTCATGAATTAGCACATATATGTGATTTAACATCGGAACAACATGATGAAAAATTTTGGAAAAATTTTGAATGGTTATTAACAGAAGCAATAAATATAGGAATATATAATTATGTAGATTATAGTGATGAAGAAGAACCGTATTGTGGTATAAATATAACTTCAAATGTTATTGATGATTCTCAATAATGTAAAAAAATGATTATAAAAGATTTATATATATAATAAATATTATGGATAGAACAATCCCAAAGGATTTAAAAGGACAAATTAAATTTCAAATAATTGATTGGTTTATTCCAAGATATAATGAACAAATAAATTTAGATAATTCTGAATATAAAGAATATGGATATGATATTCATGTTTATGGTGTAACAGAAGATGGAAATTCAGTTTTTACAATAGTAAAAGGATTTCAACCTTATTTTTATGTTAGGGCACCTTTGCATATGACAGAAAAATCAAAAATAAAAAAATTTATTAATCAAAATTTGTTATCAAAATTAGAAAATGGTTGTTTTAAATATAATGTTCCAAAATATGGTTCTAGTGGAACAGAAGTAAAATTTGGATTACGTGAAAAAGAATTTGAAAATATACAAGTATTATGTGTAAAGAAAAATGATTTTTGGGGTTATTCTAGAGAAAAACGATGGTTTTTAAAAATAATAACACCTAATCAATCTTTATTTAAAACAATGCAATATATTTTTCAAGAATTTAATAAAATTAATAATATTGGAAATTGGAAATTATATGAAACAAATATTGATCCATTTATTCGTTATATTCATGAAAAAAATATTAAACCAACTGGTTGGTTATCAGTAGATTTTGATAAAACCGATGTTGAAGAAATAAATGATACAAATTGCAATTATTCATTTGTTATTGATCATTCTGATATTGAACCAATAACTTTAAATAAAATAGCACCATTTTTAATTGCAAGTTTTGATATTGAATGTACTAGTAGTTCAGGTGATTTTCCTATGGCTATTAAGACATATAAAAGATTAGCACAAGATTTATGTGAAAATTGTTCATATATTCTAAATAATAATATAGATTTAGTAGAAATTTTAAAAAAAATATTAATAGAAGATTATGAATTAACCAAAAATATAATTATTCATAAAATTGAAACAAAACATGAATTAACTTTAAATCAAATAAAATCGTTAGATTTAGTGAAAAGTAAAATAAATTTAATATTAGAGGATTTAAATAATCAAACAAATTTAAAAGTTTCAGATTATAATGAATATGAAATAAGAATAATAAATATATGTAATAAATATTTACCATCTCTAAAAGGTGACCCAATAATTCAGATTGGAACAACTTTTCATACATATGGTTCAGATAAAATAATTTACAAAAGTTTAATAAATTTAGGAACATGTGATGAAATAGAAGGAACTGATGTTGTTCAATGTTCAACAGAAAAAGAATTATTATTAAAATGGAAGAATATGATATTAGTAAATAATCCAGATATAATAACAGGTTATAATATTATGGGTTTTGATTTTAAATATATGTTTGAACGTTGTAATGAATTAAAAATTAATGATCAATTTTTATGTGAATTTGGTAAATCAAGTAAAATTGATGCAAAATATCAAACAAAAACCTTATCTAGTTCTGCATTAGGAGAAGTAAATACATATTTCTTTGATTTTGAAGGAATATTAGTTATTGATTTATATACATATGTAAAATCACCAACTATATTAACTTTAGACAATTATAAACTTGATAATGTAGCTGAAAATGTTTTAGGTGAAAAAAAAGTAGATTTAAAACCAAATGAAATTTTTAGTAAATTTAAAGGAACATCAAAAGATAGAATGGATATTGGTATTTATTGTGTTCAAGATTGTGTTTTGGTAAATAGATTGTTTCAAAAGATGAAAGTTCTAGAAAATAATATTGGTATGTCAAATGTATGTTTAGTTCCAATGTCATATATATTTCATCGTGGTCAGGGTATTAAAATCTATTCACTTGTTATGTATGAATGTTCTAAAAGAGATCAAGTTATTCCCTATAGAACTAAAGTTGATGACGGAATATATGAAGGTGCAATAGTTTTAAATCCAAAAACTGGTATATATGTTGAAGATCCAATAGTAGTTTTTGATTATTCTAGTTTATATCCAAGTTCAATGATTGCAGAAAATTTATCACATGATTCACATATTTTACCAGATGAGGTTGATAAATATATTCATAATGATGAATTAATTATTAAAGATAGTAATATTGAATTAAATAAAATAGTAGTTGATAATACAAACCATTATTATGTGAAATATAAAGATGGAAATAAATCAACTATACCTCAAATTTTAGAAATGTTAATTAAACAAAGAAAAATGACGAGATCTAAAATTGAATATAAATCAATTAAAACTGATAAAAATAATTATGTTGGATTGTATAATGAGAAAAATAAAATAATAAAAAATCTGGAAACTGGAGAATCATATCAATTTAAAGATGAAATAATTTTAGAAATAAATGATACTTATACAGATTTTGAAAAAGCAGTATTTGATTCTTTACAATTAGCTTATAAGATAACAGCAAATTCTTTATATGGTCAAACAGGTGCTAAGACATCACCAATTTATTTAAAATCAATAGCAGAATGTACAACTGCAACGGGTAGAAATATGATATTAAAAGCAAAACATTTTGTTGAGGAAAATTATAATGCTGATGTAATATATGGTGATACAGATTCAATATTTTGTAAATTTCCTTTAAATAATAAAGGAAAAGAAGCAGTACCAGAAGCAATTAATAAAGGTTTAGAAGTTGAAAAAGCAATTGCAGAATATTTAAAAGCTCATAAACCGCAAGCATTAAATTATGAAAAAGTATTATATCCATTTATTTTGTTTAGTAAAAAAAGATATGTTGGTTTATTATACGAAACTGATCCAAATAAATGTAAAGAAAAAAGTATGGGTATTGCATTAAAACGTAGAGATTATTCTAAAATAATGAAAGAAGTATATGGTTCTGTCATAAAAAAAATATTATGGGATAATGATCTTAAAGGTTCTTTTAAAATACTTGATGAACATTTACAAAAGATAGTAGAAGGAAATGTAGATTTAAATAGTTTAATAATTTCAAAAACGTTAAAAAGTACATATAAAGATCCAACACGTATAGCACATAAAGTTTTAGCAGAAAGGATTGGTGAAAGAGATCCAGGTAATAAACCACAAATTAATGATAGATTGGCATACATCTATATCCAAAATAAGGATAAAAAAGCTTTACAAGGTGATAGAATTGAAACAAAAGAATTTATATTAGAAAATCCAGATATAAAACCAGATTATTTACATTATATTAAAAACCAGATTATGAATCCAGTTGTTCAATTATATACATTATGTTTAGAAGAAATACCAAATTATAATTATCCTGAAAATTATTGGGAAATACAAGATAAAGAATTACAACTTAAAGAAATTTATAAAGATCTCGTAAAAAGACAAAATCGTATTGAATCATTAAAAGAACAAATTGTTCAAAAATTATTATTTGATCCTTATATACGTTTATTAGAAACTGATTATGATGAAATGGGTAATATTATTCTTAAAAAACCATCTTCATTCAAAAAAGAAATTATACAATTGGATTTTAAATCAAAAAAAAATGAATTAGAAAATAAAATATTAAATATTGAAGTGAAAGCACAAACAAAAGATGAAAAAATAAAAATAATAGTGCTTGATAATGATTTTTTAAATTTAACAAAAGATAAAAAAGAATTAAAAAAATATACTGAAACTTTTGAATTTACTTATCAAAAAAATAAAAGTAAAGAACTAATAGTAACAGAATTTCTGAAAAATTATATAGAAAAAAATATAGATAAATATTATATTTTTAGAATGAAAGGTTGTGCAAAATATGTTAAAGATTTTAGTGAAATAAAAGAATTAAATTCAAATGATTCTGATAAAACATGGTTAGATATAAAACAAACTTTAATTATAATTTATGGACCAATTTTAAATTATTATCATAGATTTGATATAACAGGAATATAAAAAGTTATGAATTAAAATATAGAAATGATACATAGAATTATAATAGCTATTATACTTTTTTTTATATTTGCTTTATTATTTGGATTTTTTAATCTGGATTATTCTGAATTTTTAGGTAAATTTTTTTTAAAATTATTAAAATTTAGAAATGTTAAAGTTAATAATATAGAATTATTTAATAAAGTTTTTAAAAGTGATAGAAAATGTTTAATAATTGCAAATCATAGATGTTTATTTGATGTACATATATCAAAAATAGTATTTAAAAATATTGGTTGGATAGCAAGTAAAAATGCGGTAAAAATATGTCCTTTAGGTGAATTATTAGCAAAGAATAGTCAGACAATAATAATTGAAAAAAATGCAACAGAAACATTAAATAAAAAAATAAAAAATCGTAAAGCGAATGATAACTTAATAATGATTTTTGCAGATGCAATGAATCCAATATTACCAGGATATAATATAGCACCATTTAAAACTGGTGGTTTTGTTGGTAAATTTGATATTTTACCAATTGTAATAAAATATAAAAATTATACAGTTGATCCAACATATAGATGGTTTGATGGTGAAGATTCATTTATAGGTGCAAGTAAGATAGCATTAAATGATCATATAGATGTAACATTTGATGTGATGGATATAGAAAGTTGTGAAAGTAATATGTCAATAGAAGAATATAAAGATAAAGTTTATAATTTGATGAATAAAAGATATGATGAATTATAATAATAAATGATACATAGAGTTATAGTAGCTATTATAATTTTCTTTATATTTTGCATTCCATATATACTTTTTAATTATACAGAATCATGGTGGATTAAATATATGACAAATTTATTATTAAAAATATTAAATTTTAGAAATATTAAAATTAATAATGCAGAATTATTTAAACTAATAAAAAAAACTGATAAAAAAGTTGTAATTATTGCAAATCATAAAAGTATATTTGATGTATTTGTTTTACTCTATGGATTACAAGATATAGGATTTATGTTAAGTAAAAATGGAGGTAATATGTTGCCTTTAATTAATCAAATAAAAAAAAGATCTAATTCTTTTTTTTATGAAAAAGGTATGGCAATTCCAACATTAAATGAAAAAATAGAAAATCGAAAAGCTAATAATAATATAATTGTAGTTTTTGCAGATGCAATGAATCGAATATTATCAGGATATAATATAGCACCATTTAAAACTGGTGGTTTTGTTGGTAAATTTGATATTTTACCAGTTGTAATAAAATATAAAAATTATACAGTTGATCCAACATTTAGATGGTTTGATGGGGAACATCCATTAATAGGTTTTAGTAAGATAGCATTAAATAATCATATAGATGTAACATTAGATGTGATGGATATAGAAAGTTGTGAAAGTAATATGTCAATAGAAGAATATAGAGATAAAGTTTATAATTTGATGAATAAAAGATATGATGAATTATAATATATTATATTTTATAAGAGATGGGACAAGGTCCAAGTACTCCAGAAACTACTAAATCACATTCTTCCATTACACAAATTTCTAAAATTTTTAAAAGTTTAACTTTTAGTAGTAATATTAAAAAACATGATTTAACTTATACTAATATAAATAATAGTAAAATATTGCAATTTATTCAATGTAATTATTATACTCCAAAACAATTTAGTGATATAGATAATAATTTATTACCAAAATTTATGTGTAAGATAAGAAAAACAGTTGATTTAGGTGATACAAGGATCCATAGTTTAGATGATAAAAAAAAAATATTTGAAAGATTGAAATTTGATGAAGATGCAGTAGATGATGAATTAGATGAAGATCAATTAATAGATGGTTTTAATATGTATCAATATAGTTTAAATGAAACTCAATTAAAAAGATTAGAAGAAATTATACAACAAGAATTAGCAAGATTAGGAAAATATATACCAGGTCCAGTTTATGTATCTTATGCAAAAAAGAAAGAATATGTTGGAAATTATTTAAGTCGTGTTTGTAGAAAAGTAGGTTCTGATGGTGACTATAATAAACGTAAATTTTATAATGAATTATTAAGTAAATTAGATTCAGATCATAATAGTGTAAAAAAAACAATATTTGCAAGATATGTATGGACAGGTAAAGTAGATTTAATAATTTTAATACCAAATATGAATAATTGTAATCGTGTTCATACAAATATGTTTGATTATACTGTTCATAATCAATTAATTGAAAATTTAATAAATAATAAATTTATGAATGATATAGTAAAATTAGATCCAAATGATGGAAAAATGTCAGGTAAATTATATAGTTTTTTTATAAAACAACAAAATTTTAAACATGATTCAAATAATTTATGTTATTTACATGGTTGTTCAAGTGATACAAATGAAAATTTAAGTCAATTACTACCAACTTATGATAGTGAAGATGCTACATTACGGATGAATGCAAAAGATAAAAAAGTATATTTACCTCAAAAATGCTTACAACCATTTGATTATGTAAATAATGGTTATAATCCAACAGGAAATGATGTAAGAGAAAATTTTGGATTTTTTAAGAATGTTGATTATACAGATATAATATTTGAAATGATTTTTACTAAAGCATTTTTATGTTTTCATGAAAATGCAGATAAAGAAGGTGGTGGAATAGCAAGAAGATGGAATGATTATAAATCAACAGATCCAAATAATTTAACTCCAGAAACGAATATTAGTTATGATATAATAATGTATACTAATAGTTATGTAAATCAATGTATAAAAGGAACTGCAGCAGCAAAAGAAGAAGAAGGTGAAGAAGCCCCAAAATTAGCAATAGAACCTATTAAAATAGAAAAAGATCATTATAGTGAATGGAACCATGATATAATGATAGAATTAGCAAAAAGAAATAGAAAATTTCCGGGTATTCAAGAATATATATATCCATTTTTTAGATTAGATATTGATAAAACAAATATAAGAAATAAATTTTATTATATGCCTTGGGGTAATAGATTATTAACAAATAAAGAATCACTATGTGATGATCAATCTCTATCTGAAATAAAATCACATAATAATGTGTATTCAATATTTGTTGATAATTATGGTAGATTTGGAAAAAAACGTTATAATAGTATTATACAATGGTATAGTACATATAATTTTGGTTATGGAACTTACAAAATACAATTAAAAAGTAATGGATTAATAGATATAATAAAAAAAAATAATACAAATTATTCAACTGTTTTAAGTATTAAATCATTAAATGGTAAATTTAAAAATCCATTATCATTATTAGTATCTAATAATAATGGTGATTTTATAATATATGAGAATGGAATGAAACCAATAAAAAAATTAAATAAAATAGAATTATCAAATAAAATAGTAAAAGATGATGTTGAAGATGTAAATAAATATGGATTATGGAGTTATATGACAACAAACAAAAATGATCCAAATGCTGTTAGAGAACGAAATAATAGATATAATAAATTAAATAATAAATCTAATAATAAATTAAATAATAATTTAAAATGTACTAATATTAGAATGGATTTAGTAGAAAATTTTAATAATAATGAATTAATTAGATTTAAAAAATTATTAGATAAATTTAAATCAAAAAATTTTAAATAATGTTTTTAATAAATATGGATATGGATTTACTAGATTTGTATTTTAAGAATCATAAATATCCTTTAACTAGTCATCAATTAGATAGTTATCGTGAATTTTTAAGAACATATATACCAAATATAATAAAAAGTAATAATCCGATTAGTATGATAAAAACCGAAGATGAAAAAATAATATTTAAAATAGATATTATAATAGGTGTAAATGATAAAATTTATGTTGATAGACCAATATTAAAAGAAGATAATAAAGATTTATTATTAACACCAAATGAAGCAAGATTAAGAAATTTAACTTATCAAACAAATATATATGCAGATATACAATTTAATTTTTATGATAGAAAAGATTTAGAAGAACCAGTTAAATTTAAAAATATTTATGAAAAAGTTTATATAGGTTCAGTTCCTATTATGCTTCATAGTGATGCTTGTATTCTTAATGGTCAAAATATTAATGCTATTAATGAATTAAAAGAATGTTCTAATGACTATGGAGGATATTTTATTATTGATGGTAAAGAAAAAGTTATCGTTTCACAAGAAAGAATAACTAAAAATCGTTTATTTTTACAATTAATGAAAGATGATTTAGATTTTAGTCATAAAGGGTATATTTCATGTATTGCTGAAAAGGGTGAAGGTTCTTTGTATCCAAAAAGATTTGAATTAAAAATGTGGAAAAAATCAAAAGACTTAGAATATAATACATATAATAAATATATAGATGATTTAGGATACGATGATTTATTAGATGTTTTGCCAGTGAAAAAACAACAATATAGTGGTTCAACAGTATTTAATATGGCAAAAATAGGTTTAGATATTCCGATTATTTGTTTATTTAGATTTTTAGGAATTAAATCTGATAAAGATATATATCAAGTTATTTTTGGAGATATTACAGAACATACAATTGAACAACAACAAAAATATGAAGAATTTTTTAGACCATGTGTTATTATTGCTGATTTATTTACTAAATTTGATAAAAATTTTGATTTAGTTCAATATATATATGAAAATAGTAAAGGAAATATAAAGAATAAAAATATAATAGAAGGAATATTACATATAGATTTATTTCCAAATATTGAAGATTTTGATGGTAAAATAAAATATTTAGGTTATATTATAAAACAATTTGCTTATTTTACATTTGGTTATTTAAATGAAACTGATAAAGATAGTTATTTTTATAAAAGAATAGATGTTAGTGGTGTTATGTTGGCAGATTTATTTAATGAAACTTATGCTAAATTTCGTAAAAAAATAAGAGATAAAATTGATAATAGATATAATTATAGTGGTATTATTAATGTAGAAGAAATTAATAATTCAATAGATGATAGAAATATAAAAATGTATCAAAAATTTTTAGGAAATGATGATGATATAAGAAGATTAATACCTTCTATTTATATGAGTGAAACTTTTATTAAATCTTTAAAAGGCAAATGGGGATTATCTGATGCTAATCCAGATGATTGTCAAGAAGGTAAAGTTCAAGATTTATCTAGAATTAGTTATTTAGGTTATTTATCACATGTTAGAAGAGTTAATATTGATATTGATAGAAGTTTAAAAATATTTAAATCACATATGCTTCATTTACATCAATTTGGAATAATTTGTCCATATGAAACACCAGATGGTGGTGCAATTGGTTATTTAAAAAATTTATCATTATTAGCAAAAATAACAGCAGGAACAAGTCAAGATGATATTTTAGAATGTTTAAAAGATAGTGGATTATTTATTAAATTAGAAAATTGTAATTCTGTTATTTTAAATAAAGTAATAACAACATTAATATTTTTAAATGGAACTTTAATAGGAACAACACAAAAACCATTCAAATTACATAATTTCTTAAAATTATGTAAAAAAACAGCTTGTATTAATATACTAATTGGTATTGTATTTGATAAATTAAACAATGAAATTAGAATTCTTACAGAAGCAGGTAGAGCTATGAGACCATTGTTAATCGTTAATGATATGAAAATTATTAGTAATATTACTAATAAAAATTGGTTTAATTTATTAATTGGAAATTTTAATTATAAAGATAATATAAATGAAAATATTTATACAAGAAATGGATATATTTCACCATTTATTGTAACTGGAAAAGAAGTAATAGATGAAGTTATATTAGAAATGGAAACAAAATGTGGAACATTAGAATATTTAGATGTGGAAGAAATAGATAATTCTTTAATAGCAATGTTTCCAGAAGTTATAAATGAACAACATACTCATTGTGAAATTCATCCATCTACGATATTAAGTGTAGTTAGTGTAAATATACCATTTTGTAATCATAGTTTTGCAGCTAGAAATATATTTCATGCTGCACAATCTAAACAAGCTATTGGTATTTATGCTACTAATTTTAAAGATAGATTTGATACAATGTCTTATCTTTTACATTATTCACAAAAACCAATTATATCAACTAAACCTTCTTTTTTAACTAGAAGTGAAAATATGCCTAATGGAACTAATATTATTGTTGCAGTAATGGCTTATAGTGGATACAATCAAGAAGATAGTTTAATGATTAATAAAGCAACAATTGAAAGAAGTTTTGAAGAAATTAGTTGTTTTAAATCAGTATCATTAACAGCAACTTTTACTAATAATGATGAAAAGGAATATTTTTGTAATCCACAAGATTTAATAAATAAAGGATATACAGTTAAAGGTTTTAAGAAAAAAGCAGATTATTCTTTATTAGATGAAAATGGATTAATAAAAAAAGGTATATATATACCACCTTCCAAAGATGTAATAGTAATTGGTTGTGTTTTAGAACGTAATGTAATTAAAGAAGTCAAACAAGGTATATTTACTAGAGGAATTGTTGAAAAAGAATATATAGATAAATCTATAATGACTGATATATCTACATATGGTATTGTTGATAATGTATATTTATCTGCAAAAACAGTAAGTAATAAAGATTCAATATGTAAAGTTAGATTTTTAAAAATAAGAACACCAGAATTAGGTGATAAACATTCTAGTCGTCATGGTCAAAAAGGAGTAATTGGAAGAATTTTAAATGATGAAGATATGCCATATACTAAAGATGGATTAAAACCAGATATAATTATGAATAGTCATGCATTTCCATCAAGAATGACAATTGGACATATTGTAGAAAGTGTCTATGCAAAACTTTGTTGTATAAAGGGTAATATTGGTGATGGAACTGTTTTTGTTCCTTTTGATAAAGAAAAAATGAAAAAAGATTTAGAAAATGAAGGATTTGAAAAAAATGGTAATGAAATTTTGTATAATGGTTTAACTGGAAAACAAATTAAAAGTGAAATTTTTATTGGTCCTGTTTATTATTTTAGATTAAAACATATGGTTGCAGATAAAATTAATGCTAGAGGACATGGAGATTTTGCACCACGAGATTTTTTAACTAAACAACCTACACAAGGCAGACGCAAAAGTGGTGGATTAAGAATTGGAGAAATGGAAAGAGATGTATTATTAGGTCATGGGTTATCTTTATTTACAAAAGAATCTTATATGGAAAGATCTGATAAATTTAATTTATTAATTGATAATTTTAGAGGTTCTGAAATTAATAAACCAACATTAAATATGTCTCAAATTAAAATTCCTTATTCTTTTAAGTTATTATCACAAGAACTTAACGCAATGGGATTAGATATGAAATATAATACAATTCAAAAAATTCCTGAAGGTATATCTATTTTAGATAGCGATGAAGAAGAATTAGATTTTTCAGAAGTAGAATTTAATCAAAAAATTTATGATCAATTAATTTCTAAAAAACTTAAATCTATACCCAAAAAGAAAAAAGTTGGAGGTAATTTCAATGATGAAGATTTAGATGAATTTTCTAATAATACAGAAGAATTAGGCGTAGATGATGATTTAAGTATTTATGATGAAGAAGATAATATTAAAGAAACAGAAAGTGATACTAAAGACATAGATTTAGAAGATTTAGGTGAATCAGAAAATCTAGATGAATTAGAAGATACTGGAAAATTAGAAGATTCTGGAGAATTAGAAGATTCTGGAGAATTAGAAGATACTGGCGAATTAGAAGATACTGGTGAATTAGAAGATACTGGAGAATTAGAAGATACTGGAGAATTAGAAGATACTGGAGAATTAGAAGATTCTGAAGAATTAGAAGATTCTGAAGAATTAGATTATTCTAGTGAATTAGAAAAATTTGATGATTCAGAAAATAAAGAAAATTTAATGATTATTAATATTAAATAATATTTTTATTATATTAATATTAATAAATATGCAAACAGAAAGTATAATTTTATTATTATTTTTAATAATACTTTTTATTTTATTAGGTGTTTTCTTTTACTTTTATTATTCTGATTATACAAAACATGAAGATTCTAATACTTATTTTAAAAATATTTTAAAATTATTAATGGAACAAAATGAAGATAGTGTAGATCATAGTAAATTAAAGAATCCTGACTTTGATTTTAGTGAAAAAACAGAAAGTGAAAAAACTGAATTAATTGATAATCACCTTAATAACAGTGTATTATTTGGTTATAATAGTAATTTAGATTATCGAATTACGAATATAGAAGATAATACAATTCCAGGAGTTACTTCAAATATTATACAAGTTACATCTAATTTTGATCATAAAACTGATGGTTTAGAAACTGATATACAACAAACAATGGAAAATTCTTATAATAATAATTATACTGTTACTGGTGATCTTAATTTAATCGCAGATTCAACTATTGCAATTGATAATAAATTGAATCAATATGCTTTAATAACTCAAATAGATGAAATAAATTTAAATTTAGAATCAAACTATGCTAAATTTGAGGATGATAAAATTTTAACTGTTTCAGAATTAAAAATATGTGATTTAGATAGTGGTGTAAAAAATTGTTTTAATTTTAAGATTAATACTAATCAGAATTTAGAAATTAATAGTGATGATAGTAACAAAATAATTTTGAAAAATGAATTACATAGTTACAACATTGATGGCAACACTGATGACAATACTAAATATTATTCAGGTAAATTTGTTAAAAACTTAAAATTTGACGCTGACACCGATAAGGTGAATTATACAATGTCCGATGATACACCAGGAAGCTGAATTATAGAATGTCCGATGATAATATGAAAGAATTGGATTTACCTTAAAATTAATTCATCAAAATATTATTTTTTTTTTAAATACCATATAAATAATAATGGATTATAAATTAAAAATTTTAATTATAGTTGCTTTAATAGTTATTTTAATGGTTCCTATCTATTTTATATTATTTTCTAAAAATAAAGAGTATTTTACAACAACAATTCAAGATTATAAAAAAGGAACATCTTTTATAGGAGAAAAAAATACAGATTTTATATTTAATTATAGTAATTATTTAAGTGAAACAACATCAATAAGGAATAGTTCTGGAATAGAATTATTATTAGCTAGTTTTTGTTTTAAAACAGAAGAATTACCTTACAATTTTAAAACAAAAGAATGGAATATTAATAATAATAGTATTTTAGAAATAATTAAAGAAAATATACCAATTAGAACTTCTGAAATTCATGATTTATCAGAAGATGATATATTAAATTCCGATTTAATAAAATCAAAATTAGATAGTGATATTCAAAATTTAAGAAATGAAAAATTAGATGAATTAATAACTTTTACATCTAGCACTAATAAAGATACTGATGGTAACTTTGTTACTAAAAAAGTAATAATAGCACCAATATTTGCAATTTTTATTCAATATCCTTATCATATTGAACATGATACTGATAAAAATAAATATTATATTAAATCAATATTTTTTGATAATTTAAATGATACAGATTTTACACCACCTTATGCTTTATATAATGATGGTATATTTGATAATCAAAATTTATCAAATACAAATAATAATAAAATAGTTACAAAATTATTATTTTTATTTCCTATGTATCATAAAACTGAAAGTAAATTTTATGGATATGAATATATGAAAGAATGTTTAAATTATAAAATAGATACTTTAGAACAAGAGACACCAGACTCATTATTAAAAATAAAAAATAACCCGGAATTATCTATTAATAATCCAAATGAAAATATTTTTACATTTAAAGGAATAACAGATATGATAAGATTTTTTAATTCAAATAGTATTGAAATGTCAAATGATAGTATAGGAAAATTTAGATTTACATCACCAATAAAATTTGAAATATCTAGAGATAAAAATTGTTTTATTAGATGTAAAAATTCTTTACCATCATCAAATTCAAATGTTCGTATTGTTTGTGGTTGTGCAACAAATATAGAAAAAGAAGAAACTGTAGTTAATGCAGATATAACTGGTAAATATAATTCGTATTGTAAAAGTAATAAAAAAGATGAAATTGAAAATAATAAATTATACAGTTATGGATTTGTATATCGTGTAAATGAAAATTTAATAAATAATGTTTATAAATTTATAATGACAACAAAAAATTTAAAAGAATTATCAGAATCAATTAATAATTTGGAAAAAAATTATTGTATGGAGGAATTTACAAAAGAATCTCAAGAATCTCAAGAATCTCAAGAACTTAAAGAATTAGATTCTCAAATTCAATCACTATCAGAATGAAAATCAAAATTATCATCTTTATAATTTTTAACAGCATCCCAGAAATCTAAAATTTTAGGTTTATAGAAACTTTCCCATTTTTCTTTATCAAATAAAATTCTCTGTATATTCATTTTATTTAATTTCCAATATATAACATCATTATCTTCATAATTTAAAGTATCTAAATAACATGATAATGGATCTAAACCTAATGGTGTATAATAATCAAATTTATTATTATCATCTTTATTAACTATTACACAACCAAAATATTTAGTTATATTAGAATCAATTTTTAAAAAATCATTAACATTTTCTATTTTTTCAAATTCAAATTCAGCAAAATCACATTCATCTAATTGACATACTGCCATTTGACCTTGAACTTGCGCCATATACATTTTTTTAACATCACCATCCTTTATTTTTCTTGTAATAGGACACTTAATTTCTAACATTGTTCCTAAAGATGTTATACCATCTGGTGATGCACCATAGAAATTAATATCTGGATCATTCGATTTAATTACACCAAAATCAAATATTTCAATATCATTGTTTTCTTTTGAATAAATGTTAGTTGCAATTGGTTCAAACATTATACCCCATGTTAATGCTGCACATTTAATATGTTGTTGAATTTTTAATGCTTTATTTTTAATTAAATAATTACTTTTATTTATTGCATTATATGTATCACTCGCTGTTAGCATATTTTTTCTCATATTATACCATTCTTCTGTTCTTTGTTCTACAATTGGTATTTCTTTTAATTTATTTAATTGTTTTATAGATAATTTAATGAAATTTAATCTATTAATATAATCTTCATAAGAAAAATTATAAATATCAAGATAAATTTTATTATAATCTTTTTTTTTAGGAGTTTTATTTTTCCTTAATAAAGCCCAAATAAAATTATCAATATTTTCATATTTATTTGGATTTAATGCCATTTTTGTATAAAATAGTATTTTCGTCTTTTGTTAATTTATTTGGATCTCTTACAGAAACTTTAGTTTTAGGTTCCGGTAATTCATTCAACTTTAAATTTAAAAGTAAATCCAAATTTGTATATTCCATTATATAATAATATATTTTAATCTTTATATATAATCTTTTTAAAATATTTTATTTAATCTTTATATATATTTACACAATCATCACCTATTTCTCTACCTTCTTTTTCTATACATGTATTATACTCTTCTAATCTTTTTTTTAATTGATTTATCATAACTAAAAATTTATCATAATCTAATATTTGTAAAATATATTTTCTCCATGTTTTAGATCGATCTACCTCTGGTTTAGTATTTATATTTTCATTATATAATTCTGCTACTTTTATTAATCCTGTTGTTAAAAATACTGTTAATTGAACATATTTTTTACGTGTTATTATATAAAATAATACCAAACATACAACTGTTATTGCTACTAAAATTAAATTAAATATTTGTAAAGGTAATCCTAATATATATTTATTATTTAAAACATAATTATTATTATTTAATTTATCATGGTCACTATCTAATCCAATAAATCTATTCAACACTTTTACCGGATTAAAAAAATCCGTAAAATAAAAAAACATATCATTCTTTATTTTACCAGACTTTATATCACTTAAATATTTATTTTCACTATTATCTTTAGCTATATCTTCTTTCTTTTTAAATTTTCTATACAAATCTAATATTCTTTTACTATATGTTGAGTTTCCTTCAAATGTATAATTACATGCCCATATTAAAGCTCTTCCATGTAATTTTCTTAAATCATCTGCTTTTAAATCATTTATTCTATCGTCTCCATAATTATAAATATATTGTGATATTTTATTCTTTTTTATATTTTTATAAACATTATATGCATTTAGTAATGGTGCATTATTATCTTTATTTATATTTTTAATTGTTGAATTATAACATTTACTTAATTCTACATTTTTTATATCTATTTTATCAAAAAAATCTAAACCACGAGTTTTTAATAAAAAATTTATATAATTCTTACCATTTTTAACTAATTCATTTGTTATATTTTTTGTATATTCTTTATCATTACTATTTTCACTTCCAATTAAATTTATTATCTCTGGTTCTATTTCACCATCTGTTTTTAATTTCTCTTTCTTTTTTAAATAAATAAAACTATTATGATAAGCATTATCTTCAGGATTTTCTTCAATTACAGATAATAAATTTATTAATGATAAAGGACAATAATCAATTGATTTATTACCATATAAACCAAATTCTGCAATATTCTTTTTTACACATTGAATAGATTCTGGATCTCTAGATGCAAATTTACTATTTGGATCATTATATGGTATATGATCTATTTTATCTTTAGTATCATATCCACATGGTTTAAAACAACCATTAAAATCATCATCTACTTTACCAGTATTTAATTTAAAATATGAATTATGTAAGTGATAATTTGGTATTAAAATCCAGTCTAAAAATTGTTCTTCACATTTATTTTTTTTTTCATATCTATATATTTCTAAATTATCTATTGACATTTCACATCTTTTACCATCTACAGTTTTATTGAATCCTGGAGGACATTTATTTAATGTACAACTTTCATAATCTATTATATCCGTATCATTATAATCCTTATATTTTGCTTTACATTTTTCTATATCACTTAATCTTTTTTCTTCTTTTTCTTTTATAATTTCTAAATTTGAAGTTATATTTAAACTTTCTTCAAGCCTTTGTTTATTTTCTATTTCTAATATATCTTCAGTATCATCTTCATCTTCATCTTCTACTTCTTTTAATTCAGATTCTAAAAGAGGTTTATCATATAAAAATTCTAAATTTATTTCCTCCATACTATTATTTTATATTTCACATATATAATTCATTCGTTTTCCTTTTTCACATGTTGAAATATATTCTTTCTTAAATAAATTTGTTGCTTTACAATTTGGAACATAATAATCATAGTGTTTATTATCTCTTGATTTCATATTATTCCTTGATAATAATTTATAATCTATTTCATTATTATTCCAATTTATTTTTTTAGATTTTAATTGATTATAACAATACCCATTTCTATCAGTATTTGTTATATTATTGCATCTACCATTACTATAAAATTTTCTTTCACTTAAATATTTTTCATCTATACTCTCAATTGTTTGTTTCTTTGCAAACATTCTTGCTATTGTTCTTATAAAATTATTATAATATTCAATTAAATATTTATACATAATTGTTTGTTTAAAATATGATTTATCTTTATTATTTTCAGTATCATTATAATAATCCATTTCTAGATTATCATAATCATTTATTTGAACACTATTTGTTGAACCGGATATTACTGAATCATACATATTATTTTTTTTTCTACCTGATCCACCACTCGCAGAAAATAATATTATTAAAATTATTATAATAAATATAATTATAACTGATAAAATATCTAAAACATATGGACCACCTGTTGTTACAATTGTATGTATAAATGATGTTACTTTATTAATTGTACTACCAGTAAGATTTTTTGCTTCAACAGCAGCTAATCTACCTTGTCTTAAAGCTGATCCAACAGTTAAACCAGTATTCTGAATTGTATCTAATTCTCCATTCATTATATTTATAAATACAGTTTGTTTTTTTTACTATTTTATTTTTCAGAACCATTAATAAAAATGTTATATTATTTTATTATTATTATTGTTATTATTATATTATCTATATTATACTTTGTTTATCCACATACACTTAATATTAATCAAACTTCCATTGAAAAATTTAATTTTAATTTATTATATGAAAAAAATCCACTTATTTTAACTAACCATATTGTTAATATTAATTCTATTATTGATATATGGTTTAAATATAATTTTATTTATTCTACAAAATTTAATAATCAATCTTGGATTAATAATAAATCCAAATATTTAATTATTCATAATTCATCTAATTCTGAAAAAACTGAAATACATATCTGTAATCCTTACACAAATATTGATAAAAATAATAATCCTTGTAATAATTCTAAAATTATATCTATTGAATTATTACATCATCAGTTTATGATATTACCCTTTAATTGGTTTTATTTTATTAATGAACCATTTATTGATTTATATTTAATACATGACCCAATTACATTATTAATAAGTTCTTGTTGTAACTAATATATCTATCGTTTTATCATTTAAATAAATTTTATTAATTGTATCATATATTATTACTTTAAATGATAAACTATCATTATAATTATTTATATAATCATTATTTATTACTGTCTTTATATTTAAAATATTATTATCTATTATATTTATAAATTTATTATCATTAAATATCTCATTATTATTATTTATTAAATTATAATTGTATTCTGGATAATATATTGAATTATTATATAAGTCTTTTAAAATTATATTACTTTCTTCAATCAAATCAATATTTAAATTTGATATATTTACTTCAATTTCTTCTCTTTCTAATTCTTTAATATTTAATATTATTTTTCTACTTTGATTTAAATAATTATAATTTACTGCTGTAATACCTAATTCATAATTTAAACCTCTATAATCACTATATATATATA